TAAATTACTTTACCCTGCCTTCAGCATACGCAGCCATAATTTCAGATTGCAGTGCCTCATAACGGTCAGGATCTTGCATACGTAGCCGGATAAGGTCGGCACGACGATATACTTTCTTAGAAGACTCTCCAGTTCCACCCACATCGACACCAGCTGCTTTCAGATTCTGTTTGCGAACAGCGTTACCTGCATCAGTAGTTTGTTGTGTCTTAGATGTACGAATCTGTTTGAATGTAGAGAGAAGTTCATCAGCTGCACCAAAATCATAATTAGCATCTGCCATTGCGTAGATGTTGAGCCTCATTGGAGAAGCTTTAACCCACTCAATAAACTCACCATCACGTACAATATCTGCAAAGTCAGGATGCTTCTTGTTGAGCATTGCTTGTGTCTGAATTTGCTTTAACTGCATTGATGCCTGTTTAGCGGCAATTACGTCAGGATGATTCGCTACAGCACGATTAACGTGACTCTGCGGATCTTCAAAGAAATCAATCTCTTGTGAGGAGTTATTTACCTCATTTGGTTGAACTTGTTGTTGATTATTTTGAGCTATGCTTTGCTTAATGAGATCATCAGCTAAACGCCTAACTTCACCAACTTCCTGTGCTTGTCTACCAATTAGCTTTTCAGCCTCTTGGTGCATACGAACAATATCTTCAAGATTCTTCCCCTTGTACTTCTCAGGGATCTCTGGAGTTTGATCTGTAGGTTGTTGAGTTTGTTGTACGCTTGTGGACTGTTTAAAGTCCTCAGCTTCTATCTCACTAATATTACCTAGTTCCTCATTACTATCAATTAAAGCCATACCTAACCTTTCCCTGTCCACGAATGGATTACAGGATAATTTCAAAATAAAATTGGGTTGCCTGAAGCTACTCAGATCCTCTCTTTTGTTCCTGCTTGAGCCTGTCAGCTCTCACAGCAGCCCATTTAGCCGTAGCACCGGGAAAGTCGCCTGATATGGCATCTAACCCAATGGTCGGAGCTGAAACGAGCCTGATAGCGTCCTTACTACATACTTTGCATTTAGCAGTTGTATGATCGCTATCTACCAGCGATTCAGTTATGTGGTCGTTAGAGCATTTGAAGTCGTACAGTCTTTTCATCCCTGCAATTCCTCATATACCTTCTCACACACAGCCTTACGCCCTAAAACCAATTCAAGAATATCTAACTGTCCTTTACGATAATGTAATGTTTGTGTATCGTTGACAGTAGAAATATCGTTTAAACTAGCCTTAATCTCTTCAAAGTCTTCAATTAAGAAGTCCCAACCCTTAGTACTCATGGTATTAAAGGTTTCTTCGTAGTAAACTTGTAGGTCTTTTTCCATTTAAGGAGAACCTTTCTATAAATTAGCTTATATAAGTGTTATTGTATCATAAAAACAACACTTTGTCAAGCCTTTTGTTAACTATTTTGTTATTTGCGTGCTTTAGTCATCATCTGAAGGCTTGCAATACGCTCATTTGAGGCAATATCATCAGCTTTCAGGTTAATTTGCTTCTCTTTAAGCATCATGTCAGCTAGTTTCAGACGCTTCTCGAAGTCTCCACCATTGTCTAGGTTAGTAGCAGCAGCTTGAACTAACTTAACACGGTGTTCTTCAGGAATTAACTGAGCTTCAACCATAGTTTTTTGAGCTTCAGCTGACTGCTTCTGAGCTTTAGATGTCAAATCTGCCACCTGAGCCTGTGCCAGCTGCATCTGAGCCATCTGTTGCTCTTGTTGAGCCTTAGCAGCTTCAGGATTGGGCTGAGACATCTGATCCAGAGCCTTCATCAACTCACCACGGTTAGACAATGAACTGTTCTGCAGGATACCTTTAAGGATCAATGGCAGTACTGGAGTATTTGGGCCTAAGGTCTGCAACAAGCCAATCATCTGTTGTTGTTCAAACTCTCTAGCTAAGATACCCAAAGTAGCTGTAGGTACGAATGTCATATCAACTGATGGATAACGCTCACTGTCAAACTGCATATAACGGAAGGCAGCCTTGTTAATGAACGGGATCATGAAGTCTTCTTGGAAGTTACTCAAGGTACGCTTGTACTTCTTGATGATGCCAGCCATAGCCATTGACATACCGCCAGCACCTGCATCACGAGGTACATTAGATGGCATACCTGCGCTGTCAACTGTGCCTGTAGCTTGCAGGAGCATACGTTCAAAGTTCTGCGCTGCAGCAGCTGAGCCACCATCAGTCTGACCAAACTTGAATGGATACAAGATCTCAGATGGTGCGCCATTGGTCAGGATAGCCTTACCGGGCTTAATCTCAAACTTAGCACCTCGTGGGAGCCTTGTAGCGTCCATGGCAATCATGGGTGCTGTAGTCAGGGCTAAAGAGTCCATGTGAGCACGAAGCTGACCATCAATAGCCTTCTGCATATTGTAGGCTTTCTCAGCTGTGCCTCTACCCCAGAAGCGTCCGGGGACTGTATCATCTTGGTAGGCAATGACTGGACGATCCTTCATCATGTAAGGATTAATTTCAGCTTTGAGCAAGATTGAGTCATTGGCAATCACAACAATAGCTTCAACCAAGTCTGAGTAGTCTTCAGCTGCTGAGCCTTCAGGGAACAGTTCAGCATACTCGGTTGACTCTTCACCATCTAAATATTCACGAGGAACTAAACCATAGTATGTAATCAACTTAACCTTATCATCTTGATAGGTCTTCAAGTCTTGGGTTACTTCCAAGTCTTCATCCTCTGATGCACTGGTAATGTCGACCTTCTTATAAATGCCTCGCTCAATGCCCTCCACAACCTTGTGAATGGATACATACTTCTCGATAGCAACGCCCAGAGCATCGTCAATGGAATCAGCATTAGGATCAATAAGGAAATTCTTAGGGTTAACTGGTTTAATCTTGACCGCAACTCTATCTTTTTCTTGAACTCCAATAGCGGCTGCATTAGCAATGCCGGGAATCGCTTGAGTAGCTGGAATGTACTCTTTTTCAGTCTTAACAATGATCTCACCAATACCTGTACCATATATTTCAGCCATCAACTCAATCTGGTCAATAGCTTTTTTAATCTTGTCTCTCTTGAAGTCTTCATGCAGTTGAATCTTAATTTGTTCAACATCTAAAGGATTACCATCTACATCTCTAACGTCATCTGAGATGTCAAAGAATTCACCCTGACCGAAGATAGCTTCCATGATCTCAGCATGGCGAGTCTCAATGGCTTGCTGAGTAGCTGGAGAGATGATACGTGAACGCTCAGACTCTCTCCCTTTGTCCTCAGCAGACCACTGACCTCGGAAGATACGCTCGTACTCTTGCCAGAGATCCATGTAGTTAGCATCTCTGTGGTCACGCCAGCGAGTGATGTGCTGAGTAACCCATGAGGTTAGTTCCTTCTCAGACTCTGTGGGTTCTTCCCAATTAGAGTCTTTATTATCATCAAATTGATCTTTAGTTAAAGCCATAATGTTTACATATCCTTTGTTGAATCATCTAAAGAGTCATCGTCTATCTCAACCTTACTGGATGTGATAGGGCCTCCAACTAACCATGCACTGCAAGTCCTGTCAGCTGCACACTTAAAGTCAAATAACTCACAGAAGCCTAACTTAGCTGTGTCTATAACATCTTGAGCAAAGCTATCAGTTTCTTGGTCTATGCCTGAACGGATACACTCCATCATCTCAGGTGTCTGTATAAAGGCTGCACAGTTACCACAGCGCATTGACTTAGCCTGACCAATACTAGTCTGCCACTCATTAGCTTTCTTATTCCAGAAGGCTCCATTGGAGAGTTCAGGATTAGCTGGGCCATAGCCTACGTTCTTAAAAGCCCAATCACGCTTCTTAAGGTTTTCTTTAATGTCATGTGTTTCAATAGGGCATTGCATATATTCTTACCACTTTACTTTGTTGGCCCAGTAAGCTGCTGACATCTTACCTTTGGCAATATTCTTAGCATGACGAGCTTTAAAGGAATCGTTACGAGCTGAACCTTCTGGAGATCCTTGAACACCTTGCTGTCCAAACCTGATAGTCTTAACTTCATCACCTTCTTTAGCCACAACTACGTGACTCTTAGTTGGATGATTAGGTGTACGCTTAGGTTTGTTAAAGCCACTGACACCAGCTCTATCAAGTCTAGAATCTTTAGAGGATGGCATATCTTAATACATCTTCATTTTAGTAGGTTTCTTCTTGGCTGTCTTAGCTGACTCAATAAAGTCCATCTTAGACGGAGCAGCTTTAGATCCTACCTTGTTCATCTTCTCACCTGAACCTGCAGCTATACGTTTACGTTTAGCATTAATATTTGCATACAAACCAGTTGTTTTAGCCATAGTATTAGTCTCCTTAGTATCCAGCAATCTTGTCAAAAACTTCCCACTCATCTTCTTCATAATCAGTGTTGTAGTTAGCTATAGCTAGTTGGTCAATGTAACTTAGAGCATCTACTAAGTCATCATGTACACCAGCTGTGGGGAACATAATCAGTTGATCTCTGAACTCACTCCAGTCCTCAGACTCATTGAAGGTAATCCTTCCATGTTCCATACGACCTTGTAAACTCCAGACAACCCTATCAATCTTCTTCTTGTTACCGTGAGTTAAGTCATGGATGTGTGAGTAGACATTATTCTTTCTCATCAAGTCATTCAGATAAGGCAGGACTGCATTCTTCAATGCTCCTCTTTCAATACCTATGCTTGTAGGTTCAAAGTCTCTAATCACTTTCAAGATATTGACAGCAGTCTCTCTAATATCCCATCTACCATGCTGTATCTTGTGTACCCACCAGTTACCATTATCCTCTAACTTTACTACTGCAATAGCAGTCTCATCTAATCTTTTCTTGGATGCACTTGCATTCTTACCAACCTCTTCAAAACCAGCTAAGTCAATGGCTACAATGTAGCTACCATATTGAGGTTCTTCAGCAGTCTTGAACCATTCCTCTTTGAAGACATCAGCACCTGAGGTATCAAAGCTAGACAGGTATTCCTGCTTAAATGCAAAAGAACTCAGTGTTCTCTTAGCAGCTTCAATCTCCTTAGGATCAATAGTCTCATTGTCCTGAGTGGTAAAGTGCCATGACTTCCACTCTTCATCAATCCTATCCTCTTCAGTCTCAAACTTACCTAAGTTAAATATATCGTAGAACCAGTTACGACCACTAGGAGTAGAGATAAATAAAGCTCTACCCTTCTTGTCTGACAGAGAAGCCCTGATGATCTTCTGCCATGTATCTTCTTTTACGAATGCACACTCATCAAGTACTACAAAGGTTAATGAGACACCTCGCAGACTATCTGGGTTATCAGCACCTCGTACTAAGATCTTCCTACCATTAATCAGTGTTATCTCAAGATTATTAATGTGACTTGCTTTAATGACTGGTCTACCCAGCTCATGCAGTAAGTCCCACATAATCGTTCTAGCTTGTCCTAGAGTAGGTGCTATGTACATCACAGCTGATCCTTCAGGACAGTTCAAACCTTCAATCAATAACGATATAGCTGACAGCCTTGACTTACCACAACGCCTACCTGCTGCAACTACCTTAAACCTTGTAGTATCTTTAAAGACACTCTGTTGCCATTTGAGCAGTTGGAAGTTAAGTTCAGCACTGCGTTCAGACATCTATCACATCCTCAGCGTTGGTGGATACTAATGGTGTTGATGTTAAGCCTGTAATATTAATTGACACTGTTGGTGCACTGTTACCAGCCTTCTGTGCCTCAAAGACACTTACTGGGACAATCCTATCAACAATTAACTTCCACGCTGCTGCTTGATTCTTATGTTCATCATTCAATGCTGCATCATAAATAGCTTCTAGAACCTTAGCACTCTTAGGTGAGTTAAGCATTCTAAGCTTATATTCATTGATGATGGCAGCATCACCTTTAGGTCTACCTACACTACGGTTCTCAGTTATGGACTTAAGTTCCTTAGTTGAGGTACGACCTCTCTTATTACCTGTTGGTCTTGTCATCTCGTCTTTGTCCTATATTAAGGAGACATTTAAGTATAGTACTATATAGTACTAAGACATTATATTTAAGTTATAAAGACATAATATTAATTTACTTATAAAGTATGTATTTAATACAACTTAAATTAATCTAAGTGTGTTTTAACTTCTATGTTCCCCTACTAGGGTGTACGGAACAGGCTTAGAAGACTAACTTAGAAGTGGGGTCAGGCTTCTTAGTAAACTCAATTATATCCTATGAAGAATATTGTATCATACTTTTGTCTATTTGTCAAGCTTTTATTGTCTAATACTCAATTATTTCTTCTTTCTTGTTACTTTAGAGTCTACACTCTAATGTTCCCCTTTTCAAGGGTGTATGTAAAGTACTTTGAAGTTCTACTTTAGCCTTACGAATCATAGGGTTATCTCTGATGATTGTCAAGGTCTATATTATTCTTTTTTGTGAACTTCAGAGGCTCCCGCAATAGTATTCACAACACCCATGACCCTCCCCCCAGTCACTTTGCAGTACCTCTGAAGTAAGCACTCACTTACATTGTACTTCCAAGGTCTAGGTAGTCAACTAGAGGTTGGTCGACTAGAGTAGGCGTGAGAGTCGATGTAGCACCCTTTGAAGTACCTCTGAAGTCCTAACCAGTATCACCAACATGGTGCATTTAAGGGTATCAGTGCATCATTATAGTGCACATTATCACCAATACAGTGCACCCTGTGGATAACTCTGAGAATTGTGGATAACTATTTAGCCTGTGAATAACTTAGAAGCTACACTCTAGAAGTGCCTGTGGATAACCTGTTAGTCATGGGTTAACTGTAAAGTTGGCACAGTGTTTGCATGGTGTATTATGTCTCCCAAGACAGTTAACCACTAAGGAACCACTACTATGAAACATGATGCTATCTTCTTCGCACACACCACAGGCCGTAACTGGACTAATAAGGACATTGCGAAGTTTCACTACTTCAACCAAGGCCACGGCCTCAACGCTCAGAAAACAGCCAGTGACTTAGAAATTGACAGGTTAGTAGAAGAAGGCCTGTGTAAGTCAGGTGCGATCATAGCCTACGGAGGCCTCAACTACTTCTATACTGACATTCTCCGTGGGTTAGCCACTAAGAAGCGTGTAGATGGCATTGAGCTTCGTGTGTGCTTAGAAGGCCTGAAAAGGGACATAGAAAAAGCTCAAGCATTTATCGCTGAAATTCGCAACACTCAAACGGAGGCCGTATGACTAAAGGTGAAATTGATTTCATTAAAACAATAAACTGGATTGAGCAAAACTTAAAAGATGAATTGAGAA